GGCAGGACCTCTACGAGCGCCACCGCCTGGCGCGGCAGGCCCGGCCTGGGTGGGTGACGGAGGAGTTCATCTGGCGGAACCACCTGCTGCCGGCCTTCGGGCGGGTCCAGGTGGGGCGGATCACCACGCCGATGGTGCAGGAGTTCTACGACCGGGCAGGGCGGCGGCCGGTCGCCCGCGCTGCGGTGCTGCAGCTGGCCCGGGCCATGCGGCTCAGCGAGCGGTGGGGGTGGTGGGGCGACGCCCGGGCGCCGCGGCCGTGCCTGGGTGTGGAGCTCGACGCGAAGGTGGCCCGTGAGCGGTACCTGAGCGGCGACGAGCTGCGCCGGCTGCGCGACGCGCTGGTGCGGTGGGAGGCCGGGGGCCCTGGGGTGCGGTGGCGGTTCTGCCAGCTGATCCGCCTGCTGCTGCTCACCGGCTGCCGCCTGCGCGAGGTGCTCCATGCGCGGTGGGAGTGGGTGGACTGGACCGGGGGGCGGCTGATCATCCCGGCGGAGCACCACAAGACCGGGCGGCGGACGGGCCGTGCGCGGCGGGTGCTGCTGGTGCCCAGGGCGATGGAGATCCTCGAGGAGCTGCGTGCGCAGCAGCCGCCCGATGGCGGGGAGTGGGTGATCGCCGGCGGGCGGCCGGGGCAGCCGCTGGGCGGTTACCACTTGCTGTGGAAGGAGCTGCGGGATGAGGTGGGCCTGGTGGACTGCCGGCCACACGACCTGCGGCACACGTTCGCCAGCTACGGGCTGAGCGCGGGGCACGGGATCGACGTGGTGGGCCAGCTGCTGGGGCACACCAGCCTGCAGAGCACGCGGCGGTATGCGCACCTGATCGAGGACGCGGGGCGGGCCGCGGCGGCGCGGGTGAGCGACGACCTGGGAGTGTGACGAATCACTACAGCGCCCCCAGCTGTCCCAGCGCGGCCAGCACAATGGCTGCCATGACCCCAACCCCCGCCGAACTGCTGGCGCTCCGCCACCGCGTTCCCGACAGCGTGCTGCTCGACTGGCTTGACCTGGCGCAGCTGGTGGAGCCGCCGTGCTTCGCCGCCACCGCTGACCTGATGGAGCACTGGCACTGCAGCCAGCCAACCGTGAGCCGCCGGCTGAGCCGGCTGTGGATGGCCGACCTGCTCGACTACCGGCCGACCCATGGCGGTTACCGGATCCGCCAGCTCGGGCCGATTGTTACGGATTGCGACATGGGCGCGGCATAGCAGCGGCCGCGCCTCTACCTTGGGCCCATCGGCAGGCCGAGCGCGCCGCCGACCATCACCCCACACCCTCCACGCCATGTCCATCACCTGCCTCACCGCCTGGGCCGTCGCCCTGCTACTGCTCCCCCTGCTGGTCCTGCTGTGGGCCACCGAGTCGCGCCAACAGCGCGCACGCCGGTGGCGCCGCGACGGCTGGACCCAGCAGGCCATCGCCAACCGGCTCGGCTGCTCACGCACCACCGTGCGCCGGCTGCTGGCGGCTTGAGTTTCGGTGGGCAGCGCCGGCCTACTGCTTCGGCCAGAGCTCCCGCGGATCCTTGCCGGTCGCCATCATGCGCGACAGCCGCTCAGCGCGCTGCCCCACCTGGCCGGCCCAGCGCGAGTCGAGCATCATCGCCGCGGCCTTCGTGAACTCGCCGCCCTGCACCGCTGCCAGCGTCCGCTTGAACGTCAGCAGGGTGCCCAGGCCCATGTTGAACGCCATGTCGATCAGCACCCGCTGCCGCACGTCGTCCAGCGTGCCCACCCACGGCAGCGCGTTGATCAGCGCTGCCTGCACCTGATTGATGTCGTTGGCCAGCAGCATCGCTGACTCCTGCGCCGTGATGCCACGGTCCTCGAGGTTGCGGCCCACGCCGATGGTCAGCTTGCCGGCGGTGCAGCGGTACGGCTTGAGCCGCTCGCCCTCGTGCAGCCGCAGCTGGCGTACCAGGGCGGCGTGATCGATCAGCGCCATCAGCGGCGGCCCTTCGGCTGGTAGGGATAGGCCCGACGAGCAGCAGCCAGCAGCAGCTGAACGACACCGTTGGACTTGACCTTGGGCGTCAGCGACAGGCCCTCCGATAGGAAGAACAGGCCGAAGCCGATCAGCAGCTCGACGTGCTCGGGATTCAGGTTCATGGTGACCTCCTCAGGTGATGGGTTGAGCGATGATTGCCCAGCCGTTGCCGGGCGCGTACCGGTAGCTGTTGCCTGCTGGCACCACCTCCCAGCGGCGGCAGAAGTTCTGGAACGAGTACCGGAGCCGAGAGCCCCAGTTGTTGAGGTAGCGGCCGTTCACCACGTCCATCTCGCCGAATGGGTCGTGGACGATGAAGCTGGTGGCGTCGTAGCCGATCGCGATGATCCAGTGGCCGTCGCCGTAGAGGTTGCCCAGGCCGCCCTTGTGGATGTAGCCCAGGGGCACCGGGATCCCCTTGTCGATCTGCGCCTTGACGTCATCGACCCCGCAGGTCTGATCCATCCGGGCGGTGACGCCATAGTGCGCCAGCGCCTTGATCTGGTTCGGTGCCTCGGTGGTGTCGCCGTACCGGAGCACACGCCCCAGGTAGGCGTCATCGCCGTTGGGCCCGGGCAGCGTGCCCGGCTTGAGCGCCTGCAGCAGCATCGCGCAGCTGGAGCTGAAGCACATCCGCATCGCGTGCGCAGTGCTGCTGTCGCGCTGGCTGTAGTAGGGCACCTGCAGCGGATTGCTCAGCGTGCGCGGCTGCTCCTGCTTCCCTGCACCTTGCCAGGTTTGATACCAGCTGGCGTCGCGCTTCTTCAGGCTGGCCGGCACTGCCTCCCAGAACTGCTGCACTGCAGCACGCTGCAGCGGGAGGCCTTTCCAGTGCTCGAAGAACGGGACGAAATCAGGGAGCAGTCCCTGCTCTGGTGTCATGGCTGCTGGCCTCAGCCGGTTGCTGCCCAAAGTGTAGCCGTGCGCCAACAGCGGACCACAGGATCGGTGCGACCAGGCCAATCACGACCGCCAGGATGACGCCCTGCGCGACACGCTTCTCAACCTCGACCAGCCGGGTGAACGCATGCGCCAGGTCTGACCGCTTCTCTGCAACGCTCACAATCACGGCGTCCATCTTGCCCTCCAGGGCGCCGAGCTTGTGGTAGATGTCTCCGTGCGAGACCTCGTGCTCTTGCATGGTGGCACCTCGATCCATGAAGGTTACTTCAGACGCCAGTATTCAGGAGTACGCCCGTAGTAGCTGGTGTAGCCACTGGGCGGAGCAACCCAGCTGAAGCTCCCCTTGCTGGAGCTGTTGCTGATGATCGATCCATCGCTCTGCACGATGCCGATGTGGGGGTAGGGCGGGTTGCCGTTGTCCCGCATGATAGCGATGGCGCCAGGTTCAGGCCCTGATAGCAGGGTGCCGGCGCCGCCGGCGAGCGTGGAGCGCACCGTGGGGACGTAGTTGCTGTTGCCCCACGGCGGACTGATTCCTGCTCCTCTCAGTACCTTGTTCACGGCGTAGACGCAAGCATTGTTGCCGCCGTCCGGGCCGCCCCTGGTGTTCATCCCCCTGGCGCCGGCCGCGGCCTTTGCCAGCAGCGCTGCCTTCTCGGTCGGTGGCTTGCCGTTGTTGGCTCCACCCCCGCTGGCCCAGTCGGTGTTCTCCTCGCCCTGGGTGCCGCACTCGACCCGGGTGGTGAAGCCGCCACCGGCGAGCTCATGCACCACCTCCTTGATCAGCCAGGTGCCGTCGACCTCAGCGCGGAAGCCGGAGAGGGTGATGTCGCCATCGGCGTTGAGCTCAGGCCGGCCTGGCATGGTGACGCTGATGCGCACCTCGCCGGACTTGAGCGCCTCCAGCTTGCTGTCGGCTGCCTGCTTGGCCTCCTCCTCGTCGCGGAACAGGTGCTTCTCCTCGAACACCGGCAGCGGGCCCTTCTGCCCTGCGGTGTGCACCTTCTCCTTGTTGGTCTCCCGGTCCAGGTACTTGACCTTCACGGCGTCATAGGCGCCGCGGTTCTTGAGGGTGGCGCGCCACTGGGTGGCCTCGGTGCCGGTGACGCTGAAGCTGCCGCGGGGGCCGACGAGGCCGCCGGGGATGCCGGCGAGCGTGGTGCTGGCGCCCGCGCGCGCGGCCGGGAGGTAGCGCTTGTAGGCGCCGGAGCGGTAGACCGACCAGGCGTTGAAGCCCTGCTGCTGGTAGATCGCCCGGGCGGCCCTGGCATTGGTGGCCGGATCGTAGAGCTGCTCATTGCTCGACAGGCCCAGCTGGCGGCGACGCTCAGGGCCCAGCCCGCCGATCATGTTGATCTGCCAGAGGCCATAGCTGAGGTCGGGCGGCCTGCTGTTCAGCGCCCGCACGCTGCCGCCAGACTCCGCCATGGCGATGGCGCCCATGGTGACGGCATCGTTGCCGGTGAAGCCGGCCTGCCGTGCCAGGGCCACGGCCTGGCCGGGGCTGACGCGGCCGGTGCTGTTGGGCACCGGGCTGGCGCTGCCCTTGCCCCTGGGTGCCACCACCAGGGTGCCGTCGGCGGGCTTGATCGTGGCGCCGTACTTCTCCGCCAGGCGGGTGAGGAACGACTGATCGCTCTCGCTGGTCTGATCCTCGTGCTTGATCTTCACGTCGCCGATCTTGCCCTTCAGCACCAGCTGGAGGCCGTTGCGCTTGGCGATCTCGGTGGCGACCTTCGACAGGGTGGTGTCGTGCCAGCTCTGCGACCGCTGCTCCTTGACCAGCTCGGGTGCGGTCTGAGCGGCCGTGGCCTTGATCACCATCGACCGGGGCCCATTGCTCAGGTCCACCTCATCGACGGCGTAGCTGCCCATGTAGACCGGCGCCTGGCCCTGCGTGCGCCAGCCCAGCCACACCTTGAGCCATGCACCAGAGCGGGGCACTGGCACCTGGGCGTTGCGATCGTCGAGCGTGACCTCCAGGCTGTCGGACTGCTGGCCAGCCAGATCGGTGACGCGGATCGACAGCAGGCGGTCAGCGATGACGGAGGTCAGGTCGGTGCCGTCAGCCTCGAGGCGGAAGGCGGGGGTGCTCATGGATCCCAGATCCGCAGGGTGGTGGTGGTCTCAGGATCGGGCAGATCAGGCAGCTCGATGGTCAGGCCCTGCGGCAGGATCGGCATCAAGTCGGCCAGGTTGGGGTTGGCGACCATCACAGCCTCGACGGTCTGCTGGGTGCGGCCGTAGTACTGCCAGCAGATCAGGTCGAGCTCATCGAACTGGCGGGTGACGTAGAGCTGGCTCATTGCAGGAGCACCGATGCACGAACAGCGTTGGTGATCGCCGGATCGACGTCGAGGATCGATCCCAGTGTGGCAGCCTGCTGCAGCAGCGCGTTGATGGCGCTGGTGTGCTGCGGGTTGACGATGCCGGCACTGGTGAGCGCGGGTGCCCCGGCGTTGCGGGCCAGGCCGAGCACCGAGGCGATGCCGGCGGGGCCCTGGCCGTTGGTGAAGGTCGTCGCCAGGTTGGCGGCATTGACGCCGAGCGACCCCCAGCCTGCTGCAGCCTGCGGCGTGAAGCCGTTCAGCCCGAAGGTCTGGAGGGTGGTGTTGACCTGGCTGCCGGGGACGGGAGCGGTGCGGCCGATCGCCGAGAGCTGGCCCAGGTTGAAGCCGGCCTGCTGCGTCGCCTGCTGCGTCAGCCCCTGCCACTGGAAGGACTGGGCCCAGTCGAGCGAGTTGAAGGCGGAGCCTGCAGCGGTGAAGTTGGTGGTGGGTGCGGCCGCGGCCTTGACCAGTGCCGTGACGCTGAGCGGCGATCCCTTGGCGCCGGGGTTGTCCTCGCCGTAGCGCACCAGGCGGATCGAGAAGTCGATCTGGCGGGCATCACCACCGGCGACGAACACCGACCGGCCCTCGCGGATCGAGACGATGCACCAGCGGCCGAGCACCCGGCCGCGGCCGTCGTTGAGCATGTAGGGTTCGCCCCGCTCGGCCATGTCGCGCAGGGTCTGCATGGTGCCCTGGCGGCCGGAGAACCCGGGGTAGAGCACACCGTCCAGGGTGATCTCACGGGTGCCGACGCCCAGCCACTGGTTGGCGGGCTCGCGCAGCAGGCGGTCCTGCTGCTCCCAGCGGTAGGCGTCGTTGCGATCGACGGTCTGCGGTGAGCCGTTGGGCAGGTTGAACTGGAACGAGCCCAGCTGATAGAGCGGGAGGCTAGTCATTCAGCAGCACCCGGTGAGCGGATTCAATCTCGCGCTGGATGTCCATGAAGGCGAGCTGCACCTGGCGGCTGATCTCCATGGCATCAGCGCTGGCCCCGGCGTTGATGGTGACCGGGGCGTTGATGGTGAGG